AGATGATGGCGATGGCATTCGACGTGGCCTATGGGGCGGTTGGCGAAATCCAGTACGGCGGACCGGTTGCGCCGCCAACGAGGGAGCCTGGAGCAATGGGGGAGGTGGCTATGTCCCGGCCGCAGGCCTCCCCTCCCGAGTTCCGCATCAACTGCCTAGGCTATGCGCTGGGACCCGCCGGAGACCGCATCATGCCGAAGGACGTGGTCGGCCGCCTCTATGACGAACGTGGCGAGACGGGCGATCTCGGCGCCATCATCTGGGCCGACGGCTCGACCGGGGTGCTGGGGCTGACGCTGGACATCTCGCCGGCTTAACTAATGAAACAGCGCTGCCGCGACATCGTCCGTGTTGGCGATTCGCTCTTCTCCAATCGCTATCCGATCATGTCGTTGTGGCAGGCGCAGGCCGAGAACTTCCATGTCATGCGGGCGGACTTCACCCGCAAGCGGTACTTCTCAGAGGAATTCGGGTCGTATCTACTCACGGGCGGCCCGGCGCGCTGTCACCGCGATCTGACCAACGCCATCTCAACCATGCTGCGCCCGCGCGCTCAGCAATGGTTCCACGCCAAGACTGGCAGTGAAGAGGTCAACGAAGATCGCGACGCCAAGATGTGGCTTGATTGGGCGTCGAAAACCCAGAAGTTGGCCATGTACGATCGGCGCGCCAATTTCGTCCGCGCAACTAAAGAGTGCGACGGCGATTATGTCGGGTTCGGCAACGGGGTCATTACCCGCGACATTCTCAATTATCAGCACTTGCTCTTCAGCTGCTGGCACCTTCGCGATGTGGCCTGGGACGACTCGGTCACAAACGAGGTCAACACGGTGCACTTCAATTGGCGCCCGCAGGCGCGCCAGCTCGTCGAGAAGTTCAAGAACTCGAAGACGGGCACGATCGCGCAGCCCGTGATGGACCAAGGCACCAAGCCCGGCGAGGAATCACACAAGGAAGTTCAGTGCCGCCGGATGATCATTCCGGCGGACCAGTACGACTTGCCCGCGCAGCAGACTCGTGGCCGCCCCTGGGTCTCGGTCTACGTCGACATCGACAACGAGACGATCCTGGAAGAGATTCCGCTCTGGACGTTCCCCGTCACGATCCCGCGCGCGGCGAAAGGAAACTCGCTTTTCGGCAATCAGTACGGCTATTCGCCGATGGTCGTGTACGGGCTGCCCGACGCGCGCATGATGCAGCAGATGATGCTCTCGATGCTGCAGGCCTCGGAAATGGCGGTGTTTCCGCCGCTGATCGCCGTCGGCGAGGCGGTCAATGGGGGCGTGAACATCTACGCCGGCGGCATTACCCAGGCCGACGCCGACTATGACGAGCGCACCGGCGAGGTGTTGCGCTCACTCGACCTGCGATTTGATGGGATCAAGTTCGGCGCCGAGCAGATGGATAGGCTGGAGAAGGCACTCTCCGACGCCTTCTACCTGTCGAAGATCAACTTCCCCGAAATCACCAAGGAGATGACGGCCTACGAGGCGTCGAAGCTGTGGGACAATTTCATCCGCGAATCGCTGCCCGTCTTCGAGCCCATCGAGGTCGAATACAATACGAGGCTTTGCGAAGGCACCTTCGAGGACCTGCTGCGCATGGGTACCTTTGGCGCTGTCGAGGACATGCCGCAGGTGCTGCGCGGCCGCGACATCGTCTGGCAGTTCGACACGCCGATCACTGTGGCGGAGGAAAAATCTCTTAGCGGCACGTTCCAGGCGACAGTTCAAACCCTCGTTGAGGGCGCGCAGATCGATCCCACGGTTCGGTTCGAGGTGGACATTCACGCGGCGACGCGAGACGCGATCGGTGGGAACGGCGCGCCTGCAAAGTGGCTCAATTCCAAGGAGGAGGCGAAGCGGCTCGCGCAGCAGGATCAGCAGCAGCAAGCGGCAATAGCCGCGGCCAACCAAGTTGCCCACCATGCCGATGTGGCGACGCGAGTCGCCGGCGCAGCGAAGAGCGCCGGTGACGCGGCGCAGAGCCTGCAGGGCGCGGGGGCGATGTGATGGGAGAGAAAATCTTCATTTGCGCGGAGGGGCACACCTATAAAGATGTTCTCGTTCGCGTCGATCCAGAGCCCGACGTTCTTGCCGCCATCGAGCAGGGCGTCGGATATGAAGGATGGCCGGTCCATATTCGCCAATCGATTGAGAGGCTAATGGCCCGCGCAGTGGTGGCCGAAAAGGTTCCCGAGCGCTGGCGCGAGATAGCTAAATTCTCAGCAAGCCTCAGAGATGGCGCTGCGTGGTTTGAAACGTCGGTCCTGAGATGAAATCGGCCCGCAAGCCCGCGGCCCGCTGGCCGTGGGATCCCGTCCCGCTCGAGCTCTATGAGATTTCCGCCATCAAGGCGATGGCTTCCCAGCACCCGGCGGCCTTCGAGGTGGTCTGCGTCAAGCTTTGCCGCGAGCGGCAGTTGAGCTTCACGGTAGGCCTCGGCGAGGACGGCATCCGCGCAACCGACTACGCCGAAGGCAAGCGCGCCGTGGCCGAGCAATTGCGGGCGCTGGTGGCGATGAAAATGCCGGGCCCGCCCATCCCCAAGGACGAAGGTCCGCACGCGGTGCCCAAGGGCGAGCCGCCCAAGGATTGATCCAGAAGCCGCGCGGCCCGCCACTGGGGCCGGCAAATCCCAATAGCCGCCGTCCTGGTGCCCCCACCCCAGCCCAGGGCGGTGACCGCGGCCCTATAACCCAGAGGTGAGCAATGCCCGATCCGACGCCGTCCCCGGCGCCTGCGCCATCACCCGCGCCTGCTCCCGCCCCGGCGCCCGCACCAAGTCCGGCCCCCGCGCCGGCGCCAGCCCCGACGCTCGCGCAATCCGATCCGCATGCGCCCGCGCCTACAGGCGTCCCCACTCCGCAGCCGAGCGATAATTGGCGCCTCCGCGCCGCCGGTGGCGATGAGAAGACTGCAAAGAGCTTCGAGAAATTCACGGACGAGGCCGCGCTCGGCAAGGCGTACCGCGATTTCGAAAACCAGTTGGCGAGCGGCAAGCTGAAGGCGCCCCCGGCGCCGCTCCCGGCCAACGCCACGGACGAACAGAAACTCGCGTGGCGCACGCAGAACGGCCTCCCCGACAAGCCCGAGGCCTATGTCGAGAAACTCGCGCTCCCCAATGGCGTCGTCCTCGGCGAGGCCGAGAAGCCGCTGGTCGGCGACTTCGCCAAGATGGCCTTCGACAAGGGTTGGTCGCAAGGCCAGCTCAACGAGGCCGTGGGGTGGTGGTACGAAGCTGCGGCGGCACAGGACGCGCAACGGACCGAAAACGACGGCAGGACCCGCGTTGCGGGCGAAGTTGCGTTGCGCGGCGAGTGGGGCGCGGACTACGCGCCCAACATGAACGCCGTCGGCGCGGTGCTGGCGCTGATGCCGGACGATCTGCGCACCGAACTCCTAGCCGCGCGCACGCCCACGGGCGAGCTTGTCGGCAACACGGTCGCCTTCAACAAATGGGCGGCCTCGCTCGGCCGCGAGCTCAACCCGACCGCGACCATCGTCGCGCCCGGCACGCCCGATGTGGGCAAAGCCGTGGCCGACGAACTCAAATCGATCGAAGGCAAGATGTATGACAGCCACGGCCGGCGCAATCCGGAATACTGGCGCGACGAGAAGATGCAGGCGCGCTTCCGTGAGCTGATCGACGCGCAGCAGAAGATGCAGGTGCGGGGTAATCGCGCCGCCGCTTAATTTTCCGCGCCCTGCCCGGATAACCGCATCAGCGGCCCGGCGCAAGCGCAACCAAACCCGCCAACCCACTAGACCGGGATAACCGCAGGCGGCCCGCTCACGCGGATAACCGCAACCCTGCGCTCATTCCTGACAATCGAACAGGAGGCACGCGAATGCTCACCATAGGAGCACTCCCGTGGCTGATACAGCCTTTGAAGTCCAATACCGCAAGGAAGCCATCATGGGCTTCGAATTCGGCATGTCCGACTTGCGGACCTGCGTCACGACGGAAGCCGTAATCAAGGGCAACCAGGCCGTCTTCCTCGTTGCCGATTCGGGCGGCGCGTCCGCCTCCAACCGTGGCGTCGGCGGTCTCATTCCCGCCCGCGCCGACGATCTGCAGCAATACACCGCCACCCTCGTCGAGTGGCAGGACCTCGTCCGCCGGACCTCGTTCAACATCTTCGCGTCGCAGGGCGACGGTCGTCGCATCATGCAAGAGA